AATAAAGCATTTTAGATGATGAAACATGCGACAATCAAAATGAATGTGACTCCCGAAGAGGAGGAACTTATCAAGGCAATCCGCAATTATTGCGACAGTTATCCTAATGGTTATCCAGAACTGCTCGACTATGCAGAGGATTTGTTCCAGAGGATGACAGACATGCCTAAGGATTAAATATTAATAACGATTCTCTCTTCGGGGAGAGTCTTTAGATAAACAATATAAAAAGATAATCGTTATGGAAGCAGTAGCAAAACAGAAGCAAGAGAAGATAACCGATATGAAGAAGCGTATGCGTGACATTTACCTTGCTGTGTCATGGCGCGAGATTTCACGCACTTACTTTGACAAGTCGGTTTCGTGGTTTCAGCAGAAGATGTATGGCATAGACGGAAATGGTGGCGTTGGTGGTTTCACTCCCGAAGAGGCAGAAAATCTATATTGTGCACTCAACGACCTCGCAGACCGCATACGTCATGCGGCAGACAATATAAAAGCTCCGGCTACAAATGCGCCGTTTAATTGAACACCAAGTCGCCGTTAGAGCTTTCGGCGCACTTAACTTATTATTTTGACAACTGCCTCGGAGCTTCGGCTTCGGGGCTTTTTTTTATTGTAACAAAAAAGTTATCAAAAAGTGCCCTCAGTGCGTGACGCATCGGGGGCTTTTTCGTGTTGTGGCCAATCACGAACGCATCCCGAAGGATTTGCGAGGAATTTGCGTGGAATTTTATTTTATTTTTTTTGCCATGGTAGGGCTTTGGCATTGAAGAGTTTCTCACGGGTTTTTCCTGTGAACTCCCATTCATTGAGCCTGTCGAGAATGAGATCTTTTTTTAGCATCGTCTCTCTGAACTCCTTACTATTTATGTCTACATCTTTTTCCTTTGGCACCCATCGACCTCCCTTGAAAATCATATCACGCTTCTTCATCTCCTTGCAGTATAGGTACCCATAGCCACATTTAGCAGCATCTTTGAATTCTGGATATAAACTTGCAAGGGTGCTGTCTGCTCCGTCTATACTTTTTTTCGCACTCTTCGTTAGAAAAATTATAGCGAACAGTGTAACCACAATCATTGCTTGTATAGGTGTAAGATGGTACATGTTTTCAGTTTTTATAGGTTTCTTTCTTATGCTGTAAAGTTAATAATTATTTCAGCTAACTACAAATATTTCTTGCTTTATTCTTTATGTCGCTATTAAATAACAAAAAGCAGCAAGTAAATGATCACTTGCTGCTTTATGTCGGGATGAGCCATGTTTTTTGAAGCGCAAACCTTGTGTTTATCGGAGTCCTCGAATCTCGTTTTTTACCAAAAATTCCGAAAATAGTCCGACTCTATTTATCATAATAGTAGAGTCTGGACTTTGTTCCTAAACTACTTAACCGTCTCATTTTCTGCAGTTTCAGCAGGCTTTGTTTTAGAGCAACGCTTCTTTTTCTTGCCGTCTGCGTTTTGCAATTTTTCTAATTTCGCCTTGAGAGTGGTGTTTTCTTGAATTAATTGGCGCACTTCCACCTGAAGTTCTGAGAAGGCCTGCAATATATAACGGCCTATCATTCCTTCGTTGACAAACTTCTCATCGATTAGTGGTTTACCCTCATTCAGGAGGATATAATAAGGGTTGATCTGGGGAAATGCCTTCAGAAGTGGGACGAGCAATTTTGTTGTCACGTCTTTTTGTTGCGATGACAGAACGTTGTTCTTGACACCGCACAAAGTTGTCATTTGCCTCGAGGATAACCCCAATAAATTACCTGCCTCAATAATGCGAAGAATATAATTTGATTTCTCAGCCATATGTTAATAATATTTAAGTGTTCGATATTTCTAATACAATTCGTGTTTGTGTTAGAAATATTGAATACCTTTGCACACAGTACAACGAATTTATACATCAAATATAGTAAATATTTCTATAATGGCAAGAAAAAAAGTCCACTATTCTTTCAGTAAAGGCTATGGAAATGTAAAAAAATCCGATGCTGCTGCTGTTAGAGCTGATATTAAGGAGGTTTTGGGAATTAAATTCGATAGCGACTTCTATAGGAAGAAGAAGGATATTGTTAATATTCCTGCTTTTTTGAAGGAAAATATCGAATTGATTTTTCAAAAATACGGCGTTAATCCGTGCGATATATGGAACATTAGTGAAGGCTAATGTTAGATTTATGCGTTAGAAATATGTTGTAAAAGGAAGATAAATATGGAAAATGTTAAGAAGCCTTTTAGAGGCGTTTTATTACATGAAGGCGATTTTTTTGTAATCGTGAGACAGAAGGTAGTTGATGGAGTGTCGATAACTGTTGTGGATTGCCCGTTTAAGTGCAACAGGTTGGGCTTTGTTGATATGCTTGACAGGCACCTTAAGAAAAAAGGTTACAAGGGGGTTTGCGAATATATTCCAGGTGAAGTCGTCTCCTGTGTTGTTGTGGATAAGTACGGCCTAGATAGAATATTAGGAGTAGTTCGTGAAGCATTACGAGAACTGGATAAGCGTCGATGTCTTGATTTAGGAGCAATAGAGCGATTAGATATGCAAAATTACGTTCTTTTCACAAAAAATAATTGGATGACTTATGATGAATTTATAGTCTTAAAGTGGCTACAACCAGGGCTAAATAAGAGCTGGCTAGATTTCTTGATAGAATATGGAAGTAAAACAAACCACTATTAGGCGCTGGACAAAGGCAGAAATTGCTTTTGTAAGGCAGAACTCGACTAAAATGTCAGTTGGTGAGCTCGCTGCAAGATTGGTTCGGAGCGAACTGTCTGTTAAGTTGTATATGTTCCGACATGGAATTTCACGACACCAACAGGTTAAGCGTAATCTTATGCGTGAGATGGTTTCAATCAAAATAGATGCCGCTTATTTCCATCCTACACGCGAGTTTTATCAAGCTGTCAAGATTAGTCAAGTTAAGTTTCAGCAGATATGGCAAGGCTACAGACAAGCCACTAATGAGGAGATGGCTGCTGTAGCACGCCATCTTCGCCTTACCCGCGACGAGCTGATAAAGTTTATGCAAAGTCGGCAACTCGATTTGTTCGAGGATTTGTGATTATTACTACACTATTATTTTGATCTGACATGAGAATATCCGATACAGACATTAATAAAATTTTAGACAGCGTCCCTATCGTGGATGTCGTCTCAAAGTCTGTGACGCTGCGGAGAAGCGGTGTTAACTTTTTTGGATGTTGCCCTTTCCATGACGAGAAGACAGCATCGATGTGTGTGTCACCATCGAAACGAATGTTCAAGTGCTTCGGCTGTGGCGAACATGGCAACGTTATCTGGTTCGTTTCGAAAATAGAGGGCATAAGCTATGGAGAAGCTGCTAAGAAACTTGCAGCTGAATATAATATTGATATAAAGGTTGAAGAGCAAACTCCTGAAGAGGTTCTGCGTGAGCATGAGCGTGAAGAACTGTTCATCGTCCTTAAGGCTGCTAACGAGTGGTTTGAAAAGCATGTTGACGACCGTGCTGACAAATACATTGCTTCTCGAGGACTTAATGACTGGTCTCGACGTGAGTTTCATGTAGGGGCAGCGGGGACTTATCGTCAAATGTTTGATGAGCTTTCTCGCCTTTATAATCCTGACACTTTGCTCAAAGCTGGTTTGGTCTATAAGCGCGAGAACGGGGAGATCCTTGACTATTTTCGCTCTCGAGTAGTTTTCCCCTTCCTTGACAGATATGGCCGTGTGATTGGATTCACAGGCCGAGACCTTTCTGGATCTGCAAAGGCTAAATATCTCAACTCGCCAGAGACAATGCTTTTCAAAAAAGGCGCCGAATTTTTTGGCCTCTATCAAGCTCGTCAGGAAATAGTAAAGTTTAACAAGATCTTTCTTGTCGAGGGACAATTTGACGTTATCTCTTTTGCTCAGAATGGTGTGAGAAATGTCATATGCAAGAGTGGTTCTGCCCTCGATAAAGTGCAGGTCAAGAAGCTTCGTTCGCTTGCAGAGAACATTACTCTTGTATATGATGACGATAAAGCCGGCATACACGCTGCCATCTCACAGATTCCTGTACTGTTGGAGATGGGGCTGAATGTTCGTTGTGTGATGTTGCCGGAGGGACAAGATCCTGACGATTTCGCCCGGGCGCATACAGGACAGTTGCGTGAGACCATTCGCCCAATGGAGATGAGCTTTGTCAATTATCTCTTTGAAAAACTTTATCGTCTGGCTGGCGATGAACCAGGACGAGAGGCTGGACTTAAAACTATCATCGACACCATCGCTCATGTGCCTGAAGAGACTCTTCGCAGTGACTACATGCGGTCGCTTTCACGGCTCACAGAGATGGCAACTGATCAGCTCATGCCTAAACTAAGACACTCCTTGTCTTCTGTTAAGCAGACAGACCAGCCTGTTTCTGGTTTTTGCGGAATTGAAGAGGCAACGGAGATTTATGATAAAGAGCGAGACAAAATCCGCCTCACAACATCGTGGCGTGAGTTCGAGGAGAATGTCGGCTCACGGCCTGTCGTTTACTACAGAGGATGCCCGGAGGAAAGCGATCTGCAGAAGTTGCGACAGCTTGACAATTCGGTTGTTGTTAATGATCCTGACTGTGTGTTTAATGACAAAACTGAAAGCGATGATATAAAAACTCTTAAAGCTCTCTTCCGGGCAAATTTCAATATTGACATCGAAACTGAAGAGTCTACTGTGGGCTTCATCCAGTGGTATGTGGACATCTACGGTGAGTATATTAAAAAGAAGGAACCTACGACTAACGTCATGGACATCTTCTTGGATCGTCTCGCTGAGATGATGGCAGAGGCGACGGAAGTGACACGCACAAGATCCATGAAGGATTGGGCAAAGCGTCTTTCGCTTCCGTCGGAGAAGGCTTTGAAAGATATCGTTAAGCCGTATATCACACGCAAGAGGTCTAAGAACAAGGTCGAGGCTGAGCGTGAAAACCTCGATGATGTTGCAGATGTCGATGGTAACACTTTGCCTGAGTATGTAGAGGAGAGCGAAGAGTATAAGCGTATGCTTTCACGTTATGGCTTCTACCCTTTACTGTCAAAAAGCAAGGGTGAGCCTGTTTGCTACATGTTTAAAAATGATTCCGGAGGATATGGACGCGTCTGTGATTTCTTCATGACACCTCTTTTGCATGTTTATGACAAGGATCCTGAGCTTAACAAGCGCATTGTCAAGATTACATCTATGTCACCAGAGATTCGCAAGGCGAAATATGTAGAGTGGAAGTCAGCTATTTTCGCGAACATGGCAACCTTCCGCGCTGCTCTGGTTAACGAAGGAGCATACAATTTCGAAAATGGCAACATCAGGCATTACGATAAAATTTGGACGTGGATGTCACACCAGTTCAAGACCTGCTTCCAGCTGCGCACTTTTGGCCAACAGAAAGAGGACTTCTTCGCTTGGTCTAACGCAATATTCCATCGTAACGACAAGGGTGATTTTGAAATTAAAAAGGTAGACAACCTCGGTTTGGTAGAGCATGGAGGTGACCTGTTCTATTCACCGGCATATTCTGAAATTTATGCTTATGACCGCTCTGACTCTGACATCTTTGAGCAGGATCGCCACCTTCGCTTCATTGATGTGCCGTCAAACAGGCAAATCTCTTTTGCCAAATGGGCAGATCTGATGAACCGCGTCTATCGCATCGAGGACAATGGCAAGTGGGCCATTATCTATTCCATTCTTTGCGGTTTCCGCTCGGATCTCTATCCCGTCATTGGCAACTTTACTGCAATCTTCTTTATAGGCCAAACTTCGTCCGGCAAATCGCAGATAGCGCAGAGCATTCGAGCTTTATATGAGGTTCCGTCAGCTCCATCGTCCAACCTCAATCAGATTTCTGATGCCGCTTTCTTTTCTATTCTTGAGCGCTTCCGCGATGTGCCGTGCATCTTTGAGGAGTATAACGACGAGGAGATCAGTGACCAAAAGTTTCAAGGCCTGAAGGCTGTGACATACGATGGAGATGGCAAGCAGAAGCGTCGCTCTGCTTCGGGCAATGACATCGAGACTTCTAAGGTCAACGCATCGATTATCTTGCTCGGTCAAGAGGCTCCTCAACGAGACGACAATGCCCTTTCTAACCGCGTGGTGCTGTGTGAGGTCCCAGCTCACAATTTCTCGGGTGATCAAGAAGCACAGCGTATCTTTAAGGAGCTTAAGAGCTATGAGAAGGAAGGGCTGAGCTACTTGTTGGTTGAGGTGCAGAAGCTGCGCCCTCTCTTTAGGTCTCATTTCATTGCTTATATGGAGCAGTCGCGTAAGGAACTGCAAGATGCACTTGCGGGTATGTCTGGCCGTAGTGGTGACCAAAGCCGAATTATCGGCACGGTCTCGATGTTCTTGGCCACATGTAGATTGCTGATAAACGACGCCCCACATCTACAGCTGCCATTCTCCTATGACGAGTTCTTTAAGCTCGCAGTGAAGAAAGTTCGGCATCAGTGTGACATGTTGGCCAAGAGTGACAAGCTGGCTACTTTCTTCGGAACTCTTGACTTCCTCATCGACAAGGGTACGTTGAAGATCGGACGCGACTACACCATCGACCAGCCCGATAAGGTGACACTCAAGGGTGGTGCTGTCGTACAGCTTACAGAGGGCCAAAAGGTGATGTACATGAACCTCACAAATGCGCATAAGCACTATCTCACAGCAATGAAGGGTGACGAACGGCCTCTGACGCTCACAACGCTTGTGGTGAATCTGAAGTCACATCCTGCATATATCGGCGATGTGTCAAACAAAAAATTCATTTGGCAAGAGGAGGTGCGCACCATGCGCACACCACCAGGGACGGTTAACCCGGCCAATATGATGGAGGTTGACCCAGACAACACCATGGTGATCAAAATGGAGAAGAAGTCGAAGCAAACTTCTGCAGTTGTGCTCGACTACGATATGCTTCAGCAGATGATGGGCATTGACTTTGAGCATGCCACATTGGAAGATGAAGACACAAGACCCTTCTGAAGCTCACGCTCAAGGGAGGACTCGGTAATCAGAAAAATGTTAGAATAGTCAGACTGTAATAGTGTATGGATGGGTGGGTGTCGTGAGACATCTGCCCATCATTTTTACCCCGAGCACCCCAATCAAAAAAAGAGAGTTTCAAAAACGAAAATTGAAATTCTCAGAACGCGAAAAACGCGACCAACCGACCAACCGTCCAACCAAAGCACAGGTTTTCAAATATGCCTATCTTTATAAGTTATTAATAATAAGTAAGTTATATAATTATAAGTGGTTGGTTGGCTGGTTGGTTGTGGTTGGTTTGGTTGGTTTGTTGGTTGGTTGTGGTTGGTTTTAGATTTCCAACTCACGAGATGCAAATGGTTGTCGAGTCTCTCGGCGGTTGGTTTGAAAAAGCTAAATTTAGGCCGGTTGGTCCGGTTGGTTGGGGTGGTTGGAGGTGGTTACGAAGTGTAAGTTGCTGATAATCAGTACTTGTGTCTTCTTGGTTGGTCGGTTGGTCGGTTGGACGCAAAAATAGGCCATCCAATATTTCGAAATTAAAAATTGCATTTGAACGATAACTAAAAAAATTGTTATGAAACAGAAAAAAAACCGTGACCGTTGGGTCGTGTGGGTGCCGTGCAAAGGCTACGTCAAAAGATGGTTGATCGCGAATTTCAATCGTCCCGATGAACATTGGCAGGAAATTGTAAATTTGTCGTCCTGCAAAGAGCTGGCTGAGGATTTCAAAAAAAGGTTGGTGCGCCATGAGGCTCGAAGAGACAAAATCGTGAAGGGGCATTATACTACGCGTGTGGCCATCGAAATTACTGAAGATACCTTTAATCGCTATGGCTGGAGTCTTACGCCTACTGAAGCTTTGGCGTGGAACTCAATGGTCGAGCGAAAGGTTAAGATGGTACTGCACACTTACAACTCCATGCTTTCTATAACAGGACTGTCGATTTCTGAACGCATCAAAAGGTTTCGACATGCAACGGGCATCACGGAGCTTGACTGGGATACTGATTCCATAAGAAAAGAGCTGCAACGCAACTCAAAAGTCTCAGCAGAGGAAGATTTTGAGCAAATAGTCAAGAAAATCGAACAAAAATGTTGGGCGCTTTTGTCCAAAAATGGACTGATTACAGAGCAAGGAATTTTGGAATATGAAAAGGATTGATTTCGACTTCGAAAACATGGGAGGACTGGCTGAGCTCTATGCCATTCCTCCTTCTGACTTGCTGCGTCTGCGTCATGATTACCTCAACGATATTGACAATGTTGAGCTTGTGACGCGACAGAACATTGTCGCTGTGCCTGTGTACGGCAATCGCTCGTTCTCGTTCTCAGAACAGAGCGGGATAGCTGACGGTGGGCGTTATTGGGATGTCTCTATTGAGGGCGTTATTCCCAAAATACAAAATGTCAGCTCTCATATCATAGAGAAGCTGGAGAGAGGCACATGGCTGGTGCTCTCGATGGATCATAACGGCATCGTGCATCTTAGTGGTAGCGTCGAGGTGCCTTTGGTGTTCTCTGCTGACAAGTCTACAGGTGACGCTTGCTCTTCACTTAATGGCTCTACCTTCTCTTTTACAGGACGGCAGCCTAAGCCTTCTGTTATCATCGATCTTGATGAATTGACCAATATATAATCGCTTTTTCAGTCTGACAACCCCATGCCTCGTCTAAAGCATGGGGCTTTTTTTTTAATAATTTTGCCTTGGTTTCTTAATAAACACCTATTAATATAAGTCGGTATGGCAAAACAAACTATTCGCATCAGTGGCGAAATTTCTGATTATACAGCATGGCGCATTGACCAGTTCCTGGCTGACAACAAAGGTAAGGCTGTTGTTGTCCGCTTGGCATCATCTGGTGGCGATGTGGCTGCTGCGGTGCGCATGTCGCATGCGTTTGCAGAGCATGGCGACGTCACGCTCATTCATGACTCTTTCAATGCTTCAGCCGCGACGTGGCTGTTTGGTGCTAAGACTATTAAGATGTACTCTGATTGCATGCTCTACATTCATTGCAGCTCTAAGGACATGTTTTTCTGGCAGCAGATGAACGCTGAGCAGCTCAAGCAGTTTGGACTACAGACTGCCGATGATGTGAAGAATCTTGAGAACATCGACACCATCATTGCTAACAAATATGCATCTCGTGGGAAGAAAACGGCAGACGAGATGCTTGCCGTCATGAAAGCGCATCCGTGGCTTACTGCTGATCAGTGCAAAGATTATGGTCTCGTTGATGAGGTCATCGAGGAGAAAGCTCCTCAGAAAGTGTCTAACGAGATGATCGCAAGTTTCCGTAACTGCGCCATCCCTTTGCCTGAAGGCGACGTGCTTCAGGACGAACGCTCGTTTTTCCAGAGATTTGGCGAGTTCCTGGGCTTGAAGCTCGGATCTGCAAACAATACAATGCTCACTAAAGAATCGTCTATTATGAATAAGAAATTTCTTAATGTCAACGCCCTACTTAAGGTTGAGGGCCTTGAGGAGAACGAAGGCAAGGTCGTTCTCACAACACAACAGCTACAGGCAGTAGAAGACAACCTTGCAGAACTGCAAGGCAAGGTAGAGAACAACGGCAATCTTGAAAAGACCATTGCCGACAAGCTCGATGCCTTCTCTTTGGAGGTTAAAAACACTGAAGGGCTTCAGGCAAAGATCCAAAAAATCAAGGATGTTTTCGACCACATTCCTGCTGCTGTGCCAACACAATCAACTTCTTCAGATAAACAGGACGGCGATGTCTTTGCTGACATCCGCAAGGATCCTGTCAACAACTATCTCGAGGAGTAGTCTTCAGAGAACAATTTTCTCTTTTAGCTCAATTTTAAAATAGTTTATAACATGAATTTTAAGGATCCCATTGACATCACCGCCGTCAACACTGCGGTGAAAATGCATAGCAAGGAGATTCTTGCTATCAACCATCAGGGAGCAGATGCCATGCTTCGTCACATGACTCCTATTGCTGGCGTCACTGACTCCTATACTTTTACAGAGGCGTTCTTCAAAAACGTTTCTTCACGTTACACTGGCGTGTTCAAAGATACCGGTAACATCGGATCTTTTGCTAACCGTACACTCACTGTTTATCCATGTGTTGTCGAGGCGAAAGATGAACCTGAGCGTTATCGCCGTACATATATCACAGAGGTGAGAGGTGCACTGGAAATTGCTAAGCATCCTTTTGAGATCTGGCTCGTCAACCACATCCTTCAGCAGGCTTCGGAGGACCTGCTGCCGTGTGTTTGGAGTGCTGTGTACGACGATACTGGTGCCAAAACAGCGCTTAAGGACTCGTTCGACGGCCTCGCTGTGCACATCAAGAAGGCTAAAGCCGACAGCCTGATCTCGGCTGCCAAGAGCAATCTCGTCTCTACTGGCAAGTTCACTCGAGCCGATGTGGGCACGCAGCTGCTCTCGATGTGGCGACACATGCCGGCTTTGTTCCGTCAGCAGAAGTCGAAGATCTACATTCCTTATGAAGTGGGTGACCTCTACGACGACTGGTTCTCGGACGAGCATCCTACCACTCACGCTCCTGGACAGTCGCCTGACGAGACAGGACAGCAGACTCTTTATGGCACTGGTGGCAAGTGTGAGATTGTTCGTTGCCCTGGCATGCCTACAGACTCGTCTTTCGCCATGCTGACGCTTCAGCAGAATGTTTGTTATGGCTTCGACAAGCCGAGCGACATGCGCACATTGAGAGCTGTGCCTGACGACTACATGTTCAAGGCTCTTGGCAAGTATGTCTTCGGCACGCAGTTCGTCTCTTTCCGCAGCGAGTGGTTCGTGACAAACGACCAGCCCGTTGACCCTGCTGATGCTGCTTAATTTTTGTTTCACCTTATAATTATAAGTATATGGCTGAGAAAACTAAAAAATGTTATGAGCTTGCAGACATCGACCCGGCTCTCGAGTGTGATGCGCAGGACAACATGGGCGGCATCGTGGAGACCATCACCTTTGGCTATCACGATGATGTCGCTACATGGCCCGACTTGCCGGCTGCAACGGAGACAGCTTTGGATCTTGAGCAAGCTGGCGCTCTGAAGGGTGACGTGGTCATGGCCAACGGATGCAAAGCTTACAAGTTCTCGATCACCGACAACACTGGCAGTTTCACCATCAAGCTGCAGGGTGAGACAGGTGGCGAGTCCTTCCTTGAGGAACTGACCATCGTGTCTGCCCGCATCCGCAAGAAGCTGTTGGGCTTCATGAATGCGGCTAAGGGGCGTAAGCTCTTCTTCATTGTCGAAGACAATAATGGCGTGAAGTACCTCATGGGTGATCGCAGACGTGGTGCCATCCTCGCTTCTGACAGCGATGGCGCTTCTACGGGTACAGGTGCGACAGAGCGCAACCAGACATCGCTCAAGTTCCAGTACAACGCTCCGCGTGCTCTCGCGTATGAGGGCGATTGTGAAAATATTCTGACAGCAGCCGTTGGAGGCTGATAGGCTTTTTTCTCATTTTTTTGTGTTAAAGGATTGTTATTGTGTTTCCCCCATGGCTCGTGAGAGCTGTGGGGGTTTTGTGTCCTTAGCATAGTAGCGGTTATTTGCTAATTTTGTGTAGTCATATTTTTTAGTTTATTAATCATGAAACTATCAGAACAATATTTTGAGGCGCGTTCTGAAGCTATGAAGTGGCTCGCATTGCCTCCTGAAAAGCGCAATTTCGCCGTCGGTTTACAGATCTTCGGCAAATCGGGCTATAAGCCTACTGTGCACGGCTTGCTCGTGCGCAAGGGTGAAGTGTCTTGGACTGTTGAGAAACTAACCTCGTGCTTGCGCGAGGTGGTCCAGGTTTATTACAATCCGGATGATCCGAGGTTTAATGACAATCCGGACGTTGATGTGCTCAACGACAGTGAAGGCACTCACGCTTCTGTTGAAGAGCAGCAGAATCTTGCCAAGTCGGTCGACACAGAGGCTTACAACAAAATGCCTGAGGTCATGCAGCTTGTTATAAAAGCTTTTGCTGATGCCTACAAGCAAAGAGCCAAGCTCGCTCGTAAGCGTCAGGAGATTGCAGAGGACAACAGCCCAGAGGCTGTAGCTTCTCGCAAGGAGATCGGCGACAGCATGGATCAGCTTACGTCTTATATGGATGCGCTTGCACCTCTTAAGGAGGCTTACGACCGTCATGGCACCGTGCCCGACAAGGAGGCCTTCTTGGCTATTGCCAAGCAAGCAGACAAGACTCCTTCTGAAGACACAAAAGTCGACAATGCTGCCGAGATTGATTACAAACAGCTCGACAGTGTTGCGTTGAAGACGCGGCGCAAATCGCTCACTAATCAGATCACGCGCAAGGAGAACCAGCTGCTTTACCAGTCTGATTCGAAAAAGGAGGTGGAGAACCCGATGCCGGACTCTCCAAAGAGGGTTAAGCTGCTGGCTCAAGTAGAGAAGCTGAAGGCGGAAAGGTCTAAGGTCGAATATGAACTTGCTGAGCGAGGCTTATGATTCTTTCTCCATCTATTGTTGACGTACCATGCAAGAGCGATGATTCGGAAAAGGATCATCGCTCTTTTGCTAATGTGCTTGACAGCTCTTGTGCTGACATTGAGCATATTGCTGAGGTGCTGCAAAGCACGCAGCAGCTTGGATCTATTCAACAGGGCGTGGACAAGCATTTCTACAGCAATGGCTCCTTCAACCTCGTGCAGCTCATGTTGTATGTGCTCCACCAGACAGGACCTGCTCATGTCTTCCTCTCTACTTACTCAATAGCCGAGGACTCTATTTCTACGCTGCGGCGCTATGTCGATTGTGGAAACATTCTTTCCATACGCTTCCTCATTGACAATAGAGTGCGCTCTATCTCGCCTAAGCCGTTCGCGTACCTCGTAACCTCGTTTCCTGACAACTTTCGTTGCACCTCGCTGCATGCGAAGGTGGCTCTCATCAGCAACGACAAGTGGCATGTGTCTATTGTCGGGAGCCAGAACGCGACGCACAACCCGAAGCTGGAGAGAGGTATTATTCACACTTCTTTTAACATTTGGAATTTCGATAATCGCATATTAAATGAAGCATTTGAACGAGGAACAACTTAAAGCTGTTGAGGACATGGCCTATTGCTTGTTGCCACTCCCTCTCATAGCTGTTAATCTTGAAATTGAGGAGTTCGAGCTTAAAGAAATGCTGCAAGCACCAACTCCTTTATATAGAGCTTATTATCGGGGCTTCATTCGACAGAAAATGGAGGTGCAGCGCTCTATCATCAAGGCGGCACAAAACGGCAGCAACCCAGCGCTTGAACAGTTGCTGAAAATGCTCAGCGACATCTCAAATCAACTTAAATATGGTTAGACAATACAATTCCATTGCTCGCCTCACTCATGATGAGATAGAGGCGCACATCATTGACCCTGACAACAACCCGTTGCCTGAGAGGTGCCGGGAACAGTTTGCAAGGGTCATAGCGGCAGCACGTCTGCTCGATGATTATCCTGACGATAATCATGTCATCAAGCTCATGAGGGTAAAATATGATGTCTCGGCTTCTACTGTTCGCCGTGACATCGCTCTCGCTCGGCAGCTTTACAAGTCGCGACACACGTTCGATTGGGACTTCTGGCAGGCTTGGATGATTAAGGACCAGCTTGAGCTAATTCGCGAGTGTAAGCTTCGAGGTGACCTTAAAGAGTGGAACAAGGCTAAGCTTGTGCTTCAGAAAATAATCGGCGAACGCCCCATGGGCGAGGAGGATCCGCGACGCATGCAAGCCAACCAGTTCTTTCTGCAGGTCAACATCGGGGGAGAGGTTAAGAACATTTCTCTTGGAGATGTGCGCAACTACAGCGATCAAGACAAGAAAGACATCATTGACAACCTTTATCAGCCTATCTCTGAGGCACAGGCTGAAGAAATTATGGACACATGAAACAATCGAAGCAGGAGTTCTGGCAGGAGGACATTCACATCAATCGTGTGCAGTATGCTTATCTCATGCTGCAAGCGAAAAACAAATATGCCATCATGTCGCGTGGTACGGGCAAGAGCTTCATTGTTGGGGCAGAGGTGGACGAGAATGTGCGCATCATGCCACGGGGGGTCACAACCATCGCTCAGGCTACCATCGGACAGGCTCTCACCAAGACGCTGCCGTCTACGTTCAAGATGCTTGAGATGCTTGGCTATAAGCCTTACGACTATGATACGCACACTGGCGACTATGTGGTGTGTAAGCGCCCACCAGACTCGTTCATCACTCCTTATGAGCACATCATGCAGTTTGACCATGTCATCTCTTTTTCAAATGGACACTGTCTTTATATCCTCACACAGGAGGGCAGCAGCCGAGGACCTAATGCTGACTTCAACATCACTGACGAGGCGCTGACGGTTGACAAGGAAAAGTTTGACAGGGAGGTGGCTCCTACTAACCGCGGCAACGAGTGCATCTTTGGCAAACGCTCACAACAGCCGGTCATTAAGCACCATGGCAACGCTTTTCTCACGTCTATGCCTTACACGGCTCAGCAGAAATGGCTGCTTGCACCAGCTGACTATTACGAGAAGGAGCGTGGCATCCCGCTCTTCCAGAAATGGAACCGCATGGTGCAAGTGCAGATGCAGATGATAGAGGCTTACATCGCACATGACAAGCTGCTGTTCTGCGATCTGTGGAATGAGACAGTTCGCATGAGGCGTGAAATAACGCCTTTCGTCTCGAAGGATTCGACGCTTTTCATTCTCGGTTCTGTCTTCGACAACATCGAGAACCTGGGCATGTCGTACATCGTCAACCAATATAGGGTCATGGACAAGCTCTCGTTCATGGTCGAGATTCTGAACTTTGTGCTCGACCGCGTCGATCATTGTTATTACAAGCTCGATGACCGACATCTCTACTATAATGCGACGAACGATTCTTTTTTGCGCAACTTCGCCGAAGATCATTCATACAACTGGCATGACCTCGCTGCCATCAAGGACTCTCGGGCTGACCTCGACTGTGACCCTACTCAGCCGCTGGAAATATCCACCGACTGGGGCTCGGCGGCTTCGTTCCTCAGCGTTGGCCAAGAGCGCTCGTACGACTTTGCTGCTAAGCTTGTGTCGCCCACGCCTGTCGATTGCACCATCAACGAGTTCTTTGTCAGGCGTGACGACGAGACAGACACCGAGGTCAATGCTCTCGCTGACAAGTTTATTGCCTACTACGAGCACCATGCTTGCAAACGTCTCACGCTTTATCGTGACCGCTACGGCGATGCACGAAGGGCTAACTCAAAGAAGTCGTACAATGATCTGTTTGTTGAGCGACTGCAGAAGTATGGGTGGACGGTCGAACAGCGCGTTCATCCTGGAATGGAACCGCCACAGCATGAGAAGTTCTTGCTGTGGACATACATCTTGAGCGAGACGGACCCGCGCTTCCCTCATGTGCGCTTCAATGCTACGAGATGCCGTTACACGCTTATATCTATGCAGAACACTCGTGTCGTCGAGGACTCGCAAGGCCGCTTTGCCAAAGACAAGAGCTCTGAACGTAAGCAGAGCATCTTGCCCGAAGAGGCTACTCACTTCGGCGACTGTGTGGACAAGCGCATTTGGACTAAGTATTACACCCGTCTGCAAGGGCTCAACACTGCATTCGTTGACGCCAGCTTCTAATCGCCTTTTTTGTCGCTTCGCCGACCGCTGACTCTCCTGTAGGACTGCTCACGGTCGGCTTTTTTGTGTCTTCTCGCGATTTTCGCTTTCTCTCGCGCTGCCCTTTGGGTGGGGGTGGGCGTCATATTTCAACTGAAAAGCGACAGTTCGGGCGACCCGCACGGTAGGGCGCGGCTGGCTCGGTTGTTACCGAGAAGCGGACTTTTTAGAAAATTCCGCACGAAAACCTTGTAAAATCGGTATGTTT